CAGCGAGAGCAGCTTGGAGTTCTTGAGCACGTTGGTGCGCTCGGTCTGGTAGACGCTACCCTTGACCGTTTCGCGTCGGTGACTGGAGTAGAGGCCAAAGTAGTTCGTTTCATAGGAACGCACGCCAGAGCCGATCTTGACAAACTTTCCCTTAGCCTGTTTCTGCCACTGCTCCCACTTGTACTGGTTGGGGCGTCCGATGGCCTGAAGCTTGAGGAAGTAGATGATGTCCTCGATCCGGCTGCGGATGATCTTGTGAACGTCATCGCGGTCCTGACCCATGATGACGATTTCGAGCCCTCGGTGACGATGCTCGGTCCAGAACTTCTGCTGATTGAGCGGGAGCTTATAGTTCCCGCTGGGAAAGTAGTCCTGGATTTCATCCCAAACAATCATCGCGTTGTCAGGCGTCTTGTCGGCGAACTCGTTCTTAACGCGCTCAACGTCACCGGCTGCGCCATCCTGCTCGGCAGGCTCGACGTAGATCAGCAGCATGCGGACGTATTCGACAGGCTCGTCCAGCAGCTCGGCGAACTTCTCCCAGTTGATGCCACGAATATTGGTAACAACCTGACGTCCAGCTTTCAGGGCGGGCAGGATGTGAAAGACGCACGCCTCGTAGCTTTTGCCAGCACCTGGAAGACCTTCATGAAAGTGAATGGCCATCGGTTACCACCTCCCGAGCGTGATGGCCTTGCGGCCGAGGCGGAACATGTAGGCAGAGGCAATCATCGCGAATGCCTGCGTCAAGCCTGCTTCGGACATAAAGTAGCCGATGAACTCCATAACAGGGCCCATCTGGTCGGAGATGGGCGTATCCATGAAGTCAGGCGGCGTGATCGTTTCGAGTACCGAGACGATGGCGTCTAGCAGGTCCTTGAGGATCGCGACGGGCTTGTCGTCCAGGTACTCGGTGGCGTCGTCCCAAAGACCTTTCCAGAAGGCCAGCGTGAAGAATTCCATGGGTCACCTCAGAGCAGAGCAATGCGGAATGCGAAGAAGCCAGCAGCGGCCAGAATGACGGCCTTGATGGCATTCCATGGGATATCGCCGTTGCATAGCTGATCAATGTCGATATCAAAGACCCAAACCGAGACCGACCAGCGAGGACAGGAGCCCGTAGCACGGAACGTCAGAAAGCTGCTGGTCTGCGACGCAACTGGGGTCTGCTGGACCTTGCCGACGAATTCGGTCAGCACGGATCCAAACGTATCGCCGGTCGGCGTGTACCAGTCCTGACCCTCTCCCCCGCCACCAGCGCCGCAATCGTCACCGGTGCAATCACCTACACCGTCACCGTCACTGTCCGGGTTGCCCTTACCGGGGCAGGCTTCACCCTTGCAAGTGGACGATTCGCCGGTCTTGTTCCCGTTGGCGTCCTCGGTAGTGGTCTTGGTGGTCTCAGCCTTGGTAGTCGTGCAGTTGTTCACGCCGACACACTTGGTCACGGTCGCGATGTCTTTCTTGGTCGTCTTAACCGAGCCATCCGCAAGAATCTCTTTCGTAACCTCGGTGCGAATGTCGATCCCGTTTTTCTCGGGCAGCTTGGTCGTACAGAACTCGGAACCGTCCTCGAGAGTGGCGCAAATCTGGCCTTCAACTTCGTCGGTCTTGCTCGAAGTGCAAACCTCTTTCGAACCATCGGCAGCATAGATGCACGGCTGCTCATCCTTCAGGTTCTGCGGCTCAGGCGTCTCAATAGTGTCTTCAGGCACCAGATCGGAACCAGTGGGAGCGCCCTGCGGGCATTCAACGCCTGTATATCTACCAGTGCCCCGGCAAAAGTAGTTGCCATTGACGCGCGCAACACAGTCTCGTCGGGTAGTCTCAACAGCACAACCGGAAAAGCAGGCCCTCATACCGGGAAAGAACATGGGCTTTCCGTTAATCTCCCTGGTCATGCCAAACCCGTCATCGGACGTGCCAGACTTAGACCAGTTCATATCTTGGCCTTCCTTGTCCAAACATGCGTTGTCAGGCGCAGAGCAGGAGCCGATTGACGGATCATATTCGGTGCCTTCAGGACAAGACGTACCGCGACGATCAACGTAATACTGTTTCTTTTCAACGAGGTTGACCGAACCGTTAAACAACGGGCAAGAATCGACAGAATATTGAGAGGCCCAGCATTGTTGATATACGCACTGGGCTCTAATTTCGGAGACATCTTCAGAACGGAGATATTTTAAATTCGGAGTTGATCCGGCAGAGCAGGCAGCAGCCTTATCAGGATATTGATTTAAGCTGCTGTTATTAAAAATCCAGTAATACGTTTGGGCACTGGCAGGAGCATGCCAAAACAGCACTGGAATTAAGAAGCTGAAAAACCAACGATGATGGCGACCGCGCATAATGCACCCCAGAAGAACAGACCGAACTGAATGAGCATGTAGAACCCCCGAAACAAATGAGGCCCCCGAAGGAGCCTCTAGCAGTGCAGCAACGGTTAGCGGAACCAGCCGATAACCTTGTTAAAGCCCCACTTGGCAACGCCCGGCAGGACCTTGATTGCGGCAATCGCGGTGATGGCGGCGACGATGGTTTCAGCGGATACAGCAGCGGTGATGGCGGAAAAATCCATGCGGTGTTACTCCTCGACGGTTAATGGTTCGGCGCGTGAGTTGATGTAACTCACAACAACGCCGAATCCCCAGGCGGTCAGCCAGAGGATCAGGGGCAGAGAAAACCCAGCCATGAAAGCTGACTGGATCGTCTCGGGATCGGGCATTGCAAAAAGAGCCGCCAGCGTCGGCGTTGCGGCGTATTCCTCAGCAGTCATGAGCGCGTAACCGGCGCAGGCAGGCGAGTACTCGCCAACCACACGGATCGAATCGGCTACGACCTCAACACAGAGACTCATGGCCGCAGCTCACGACGAACGAAGGACAAAGCAACGACACCACCAGCAAGGGTGGCGAATAGCCAGAACGTGGCCGAGAGGCTGGCGGCAAACATCAGGCGGTAGCCGGCTGCTGTTGACGGGATACGGCGAACAGGTTCACGTTTTGAACCTTGGTCAAGCCGGTAAGCGTCAGGGTCGCTTTACCCTGCGCACCAGGACGGCTTCCAAAGTCCAAATCGAAGAGCGCGGGCAACTTGGCGTCGCGCAAGCGGTCAATCAGCGCACAATCGGCGCTAACCTTGGTGGGTTTGAATCCGAAACTACCGGCGGTATCTTCGCGGTAGTCGTTGACGTACCAGACGGAAAGACCCTTGCGAATTTCGCCGGTTTTTTCGTCGGGCATTTCCCAGCTATCACACGAAAGGATAAGGGCGCGCTCTGCCATGACAAGAAACCTCAATTAATGGTCGGGGCACCTGAACGTCAAGTGCACTTGACGTAAAGTAGCCTTAACTATTGCGGGAGTCAACATGCACGAAAAGAGCCCACCAACCACCGTCGAGTGGTTGGATTTGGTGAAGGAGCGTTGCGGGGTCCGGAGTGACTACAAACTGGCCGAGCTACTGGGCGTCACACGCCAAGCAATCAGCCAGCAGAGAGCGGGAAAGCAGTGCATGTCGATCATCTCAGCAGTGCGAGTTGCAGAGGCGCTGAGGCTGCCTTCGCAGGCCGTGATTGCTGGCGTGATGTACTACGGAGACCGGGAGACGAATCGCGGATTTTGGGCGGATCGATGGGCCCGTGCATGGCCAGCAGTTCAAAGACGAATCGGGCAACCGCCTCATGGCCACCAGTCTCAGCCAATCGGAGCAGAACAGCGCGCGCCTGATATGGCTGGCGAAGGATGATCCGCCACTGATCGCGAGTGACCTGCGAGACGCGCAGAGCGGTGGCAATCTCCTCCTGGTTGATTTCCTCATCGGTCTGGTCCGCGATCTGGAAAAGCGCCTTAAGGCCGGGCGTCCACCGAAGCTGGTTATAGCCCTTGAATGCCGCCGAGAACTCGGCAAACAGAGCGCCGGAACGGGCATCGCCTTCGGCGTAAGAGCGCAGCAAATCGAACGGCGTGCGACCCTTGCCAGTCCCGCGCTTGGAGTTCGCCTTCGTTACTTCGCTGGCCGCTTCCCATCGGGGTTCGGTGCCCCACTTGGCGACATACTCCGCAGCCGACTCGGCCTGCTGAATGTGCACGCCACGCTCCCTGGACGGAGCCGGAAGACCAGCAGCAACCGACGAGGTTTTCCAGACGGCAAACAGCAGGCGATGAAGCATGGCGCGCTGGCGAACCGTCAGCGGCTCGGGGAAAAGCCAGAGTTCGTGGAAGTGTGGGTGCCAGCCATTGGCGTTACCGTGCGTTACCTCTAAGGCCCGGATCGAACCCACCACGTCGAACAACTCGCGAAGGTGCTTGTAGTCGCGATGCTCGCGCATTTTCTTGGTCGCTACACGGAGCTTGCCCATAAGCTCGGAAAGCACATCCATGCGCGCATGGCGCACAGTGAGCGTGACCATTTCGACCCCGCCACCGGCTGAAATGTGCGTGTCGATTGCCTGACGCACTTCCAGTTTGCGACGTTCCGAGATNTTGGCNGAGCAGATC